AAAAACTCTTTAGTTAGAATTCCGTCTATACCAAACAAATTAGTTTTAGAATATTTTCCTGTTGCATCAACTAGGTCTAAATACCGACTAATTCCACTAGCTGTTCTATTAACACTTTTTACTTTAATAATTTCTTGGCTTATTGACAGCGGTGCCACTTGATAATCTTCAGCAGTTATCATTCTATTTTGTGTGTAATACGTTGACGGAGCATTGCGTTTAATACTATCGTTTGTTTCGCTTGTACTTGCATTGTCAACAGTATACTTCAATGAAAATACCATTGTAATTTGTTCTATTTTGCCAGTCTTACTTACATAAGGAATCTTAATACTAACACCTCGCATGTCTGCTGGTTCGATAATTAATCGTTGATTTTTACTGCTTCTATAGTATACTCTAAAATTACCTTGAGGCAAATTACCAAATGTACCGTCAGAGAAGATTAAACTAATTCTGTCATTTGCTCGTGTCAATACACTATAAATATTCCTAATACTTTTACTTAAACTATTATATATTACATTGTTGCCTTCTACAGCATCAACTTTACTCCATAGTTCTTCTTCTAATCCAAAATTATCAACTTTATAAAGCCAAACATCTGAGTTATTAACATCTGTTGCATCAATTGCAACAACTTGGTTAGTACTAGGACGGTCTATTGTAAATGTGCCTTGGTCTAATGCACCTTGTCTAAAGTGGCAAAAATACCCAGTGTTAGAGCTTGCTGGGCCTTTGCCATCATTTCTATAAAGGAATGCAAAATTATTTCCTGGAAACGGTGCTTCTTCTTTAATTTCACCGTTGTCTATGTCAGTTGATACAATTTCAAACTTACTAGTTGACCCACTAATAGTCTTATTAAAGCCATAAACAGGTAAGTCGGTATTTGAACTGTTTAATCTGTATTGTTCTGTTGGCACACCGGCTACAGTTTCTTTTTTAGACGGGCGGCCAATATTAGAATTAACCGGAAGTGCAGCATTTAAAATTTTAGTAAATTGTTCTTGCCAGTTAGGATTACTAGGATCATTCCAAACAACAGTTTGGTTAGATAAATTTAAATTATTAGAGTCCCTAACACTTTCTGTTGAATTTACACTTTCAATTTTAAACAGTCCATTAGATGCTTGATTACGTTTAGGATTATAAGAAAGTAATCTTGCTAAACGTAGCACACTTTCTCGGCGTTCTGCAAGTTCTAAGAAGTTTTCTCTAGCATTTAAATCAGTACGGAAAGCAATATTTTGGCCTAGGAAAGCAATTAGGTCAATAAGTGCAAGGTACTCCGAACTTTCAATGTAGTCATTAAAGTCTTCTGGGTAATTTTGTCGAATATAATTGATCATTGTCCGACGTAAATTATCAAAATCATAAGATTTGAAATCTGCATTTCTATAGCTTTGATAGATACGCTTCCAATCTTCTGCTACTAATAAACGGTTCTGTCTGTCTGTACTTGACATATGTTGCTTCCTCTAATTATACAGTATTTATTAAATATAATAAACCGCGTATATAATTAATTGGCTAAAAATCCGTTATTTTGATCAAATTTAAGTTGCATATTTTCTGCAATATTATAAGGTAAAAATATTAAAGTTGCATCTATTTGTAATCCACTTTCGTATTGGTCGACTGTGATATTAGTAACACTAACCCTTGGATCATAATTAATAATAGTAGTTACATTATCAGCAATAATTTTCTTAAGACTTTCAGTTAGCGGTTCAAATAAAATGTCCCAGATGATTGTTCCAAAGTTAGGATTACTAAGTAACTCTCCTTGGCGAATATGAAAGTTATTAATAATATCTTGTTTTACAATTTGTAAATCATATAACTTAAACCCAACATTATCAGGATTAACCGTAGAAAATCCTTTATAGGTTTTTTCGCCTATTCCGTAATCAGGGCGAGTATTACCCTTTACAGTAATTTCTTTATAAAGTTTCTTCTCTAATGTGCTCATACTGTATTTACCTTATTATCGTGGTCCGGTTCTTGACGGAGTACTAGTAATTGTTGCAGTTCCAGGACGGACTGTTCTTCCATCAACTGAATACTCGCCACCACCAATTGATTCATTATACGCAGCTACTTCAGCATCAGTTGACACAGTAGTGGGAGGTGTTGTTGGCACACCGGGATCGGCAGTATCTGCACCTGTTCTTGACTCTGGAGGACATTTTGCAAATGTATCCATTTGCACAAGTTCTTCTTCTGCTGGTAGTGGTGCTGTTGTTGCGGTTGCTTCAGTATTAACTGTTGTAGGATTTATATTTTCGTGACTTCCCCAAGGTTCAACAGACGGAATTCGTGTTGGCACAGCTGGTGGGCTTGCTGTAGGAGCAACTGGTCCGTTCATATGTATAACTGTAGCTGTTTCATAATGTCCTGCACTAGCAATGTTACTAGTTCCGGCGCATGTTAATCTGCCATCTGCTCCTACTAATACATCCCAATTTGCGCCTGTTTGTGTTGACATTTGATTAGTTGCAACTATATTAATATTATTGCCTGCTTTAATATTAACATTTCTACCAGCATCAAAATTTAAATCATTGTCACTATGAATGCTTACACTATCTTTAGAGTATATATCAAGTTTACCGTTGGCGGTCATCTCAATCCAACTATTACCACTACCATGAGAAATATAAACTAAGTCTTCTGTATTATGTAAAAGAATTTGATGGCCAGTTCGTGTTCTAATTCTTACTAGCTCGTTCATAGGCAAAGTAGGGTCGCCACCGTCAGCTATACTTGCATATTCACTAGGAGTTGTAGCTGCTGGGCCTTTTCTAAACATACTAGAATCGCCGTCATCCATTACAAAACTTGACCCGGTTAGTCTCGATGCTGGTATTTCAGTTTGTGCGTTTTCGGCACCAACTTTTACTTTAGGTTTTCCGGGCCTACGATCTAAAGGTCCTGGCGTACTCATACCAAATACCATACTAGGAACCTCTCGCCTAGCACTTGAAGTAGTTGTGCCTCTTATTTGATCATTAATTAGACCTGCTGCTGTGAGTTGTTCTACTGCATCTGTATTAACGGATTTTAAAAACTGAGTAGGATCATTGCCGGCCCCTAATTCGTTGCGCTTATTATATTCGCTAACAGGTAAAACTGTTTGTTGATCTTCTTTATTGTACGTAGTGCTTGCATTACCAGGTATCATAAAATTCATAAACTTTTCTTGAACACAACCGATCCAAAAACCTCTACTTTTATTTCCTTCTGCAAAAATAACTAAAACTGTAGTTCCAATGTCTGGTGGCACTGCCCACATACCGTAACTCTTTTGTGTGTGATCAAACCCTTCGTTATCACTAGTTCCGCTGTAAGGTGTAATTCCATAAAACGGACTTAGATAATTTACAGTTGCCATTTCTCCAGACACATTTGTTGTATTACCTTCAGTGGTTGATTTTAATAATTCAACTTCTAGTGACCCCATGTATTCAGTATCTATATGGTTGCGTACAATTGCCATAAATGGGCCTGGACCATCAAACGAACTTGATTTTTGTTGTACTTCTGGAGTTCTAGTATCTTGTCCTGCCATTGTTTATTCCTTAAAAAGGTCCTGATTGTTGTTGTGCAGAAACATTAGCTGCTTGCGTTGCCCTAACTGCTCTCAAAGGTGCATCGTCATATGTGCTTCCGGTAGTTGGGTTTGGTCTACTTGCAGGGCGAGGGCTGCTGGTTATAACTCCCGGATCTGCGGTATTTGCACCATTTGCGTTTGCTATTGCAGCTTGTGCTGCTGCTTCGTCACCTGCTCCGTTAGCACCAACTGTTGGGTTAGCATTAGTACCTGTAAACTGGTTAGTATTAGTATCTGTATTAAGTACCAATGACTGTGCCGGAATTGACGAACTCTGATCTTGGCTTTGTCTTCGAATTGTTTGCAATGTTTGTGTAAATTGCCCGTTACTAAATTTATTATTTACAAATAAAACTTGGTACAATCCGCTAAATTCTGCTACAGGAGCTGTGCCGTTAGCCGGAAAGTCCATATATCCAGTTGGACCATAATCAAGTGGAGTTCTAAAATTAAGTTCAATGTCAACTTCGCCATTTTGATAATTCATAGTTCCGTCTGCGTTGATGTTTAATATTCCTGGTACTTGCAATGCATTGTAATTGCCCATTCCGCTATCTGCTATGTAATACGGATCACCTAATATTTCTAAGTCTACTGCAACTAAATCTACTGTGCTATTCATTAATGCTTCATTAAAACTTCGGGCAACTTGAGACTCTGGATGAAGTTGGCCAATTCCTCCGTCAACAGAGTTAGGTTTTGCTGTTGCCGACTGTGTACGTCCAATTTCGGCCGGATTAGCACTTCCCTTAGGTACACCCGGAGATGGTCTTTCTCCAGATGAAGTAGTTTCTTGTACTACAGAATTTTTACTATCTAAACCAGCTTGACCTAAATCTCCATTAATTGAAGTAAAGAATGCATGATTAAACTTAATGTCAAAATTAATGATATCTTTATTTTTTCCTGTATAGATGTAATTGTATTCTTTAATTGCTTGCTGTTTTAATTGCGGTATTCCGGGACTACTATCACTGGCTCCTTTAAATTTGCTTAAATGTACAAAATACGGTACAACTCTGTAAACAAACACTCTTGCAGGTATACCGGTTTTTGCTACTACCGCTGAACTTGAATCTGCATTAAATACCTGTGTTTCGATTCTAAACCAAGAAACCATTCCATTTCCGTCAGGTTTTCTATTTGCGATATCTCTACCATACTCGCTTGAGATAATAATTTCTTCAATAATAGTTTGAATTTTTTTGCCTGAAGAAAAAGTAGCTTGGCGAACATCTCCTGATAATTGTACTTTGCAACGATCTATTTCACCTTTAGTAGTTTCACTTTCGGTATTTGTGGCAGTTCCCATAGGTCTAGTTCCGCCGTCATTATTAGATTTAACTATTTTTGCTCGACCTATTGCATTCATATTTCCTAATTTCTCAGCATATTCTCGAATATTTTCTCCAATTGTTGATCTCTTAACTGAAATACCTGGCGAATTTGCTATTTCATTTCTATAATCAGCAGGAATTTTGTCGCTAAGAACCCCTGTTGAAGATTTGTAATAATTTTTTATTTCGCCTTCAGTGAATTCTCGAGTAGTTGCACTGTCATTAGCCTGTTCTGGCTGACCCATCATAAACTGAGCCGACTCTTGTGCAGACGAACTAGTATCTGGAAACATTATAATATATTGGTTTGCTTTACTAACCTTTCCTGCTTTTTCTGAAGCAAGTTCTCGATCGTTTATTATTCTTGTTAAACTTTTTGCACCAGTCTGTAACATTTCAGAAACTGTTGATCCAGCAAAACTTACATCAGTGTGCGTAGTTTGCACTTCATCAGTTAATGCAATTTCATGGTAGGGTATTGCTTGTACTGCATATGTACTTCCTGATTCAGTTACATCAAATTCTATGTTTACTAATTTTATTGGAAAAAGTCTGCGTAAATTACTAGCATGAATATAATTTCCGGCATCATCGTACCCTTTAAATTCTACTGAGAGTAAGTATGGAGCCTCAATATAATTTGGATATCCTGATCGCAATGCTGATACCTGTAATGCTTGAAGGAATAATCCCATGCTATACGGTTCGAGAATTTCAAAACTTAAACTAGTTGCGTTTGTAGAACGAGATCCTGCATTACCGGCAACAATAGTTTCTATGTCAACATTTTCTATAAAATATTCTGTTTTTCCAGTAGATTCATAAACAGTACTACTTCCCCGAGTAGGGCCGCCGCCAGATCTAAGTATTACATTTTCTGGCTCTTGTCTTCGATATGTTAAATCTGGAAATTCTAATTCACGCTGAGTTAAACACCCTAATGTAAACACATAATTAAAACTAGCAAACTGTTCTAACGGATTAGGAAGTTTACTAGCGCCGCCACCAGCAGAAGATGTTCCAAAGCCATCGCCAAATGCTGCTCCTAAAAATCCACCAATACCACCTTTAATTTGATCTATTAAGTTGTTTGAAATATTATTAGCAATATTGCCAACTAAACTTTGTCCTATTCC